GCAATCTTGGTCATGTCAATCTGGAAAGATACGGACAGGATTTAGAAGGCGCAACTGAAGCTGTTGAACTGATGACTAGGTTTTTAGTTCGAGCAACTCACGCAAAGATCGAAGATCAGACGCAAAGAGAAGTGAACGAACGTGACCGAAGGATCGGTTGTGGTCTTTTAGGAGTCACCGAATGGGCTTTGGCTCATGGAATCAAATGGTCAGAGATTCACAAGTCGAAAGAATTGGGAGCGAAACTAGGAGTCTTAAAAGATTTCGCAAGACAAGCTGCTGATGATTACGCAGACGAATTGCAAATAGCTCGTCCAATTAAATGTACGACTCTGGCCCCGACTGGGACCATAGCGAAATTGCCGGGGGTTCAAGAAGGTTGTCATCCTCTGTTCGCCAGATACTTCATAAGAAGAATTCGTTTTGCTGATCATTCACCAGAGCTGAAAGTCCATGAAGAAAAAGGTCACCTGATCGAAGATGACATTTACACACCAAACACGAAGGTAGTTTCTATTCCTTGCAAAGACCCGTTAGTGGATCTTTATGACGAAGACATGCTCGAACAGAGCAACGAAATCCCCATCGATGTCATGTTGGCAACACAATTATTTTTTCAACAGCACTACACAGATCAAGCAGTTTCATTCACAGCGAATGTGAATCCTGATCTGGACAAGGCAGAACTCGATAAGGCATTGCGTCGTTACGGACCTTATTTAAAAGGTACGACGATCTTTCCAGATTTGAGTCGCCCTATGTCGCCATATGAACGGATAACTAAAGAGCAATACGAACAATCTCAAGGCGGTGAAACAGCTCAAGGATTTGATGAATGCGCCACAGGCAGTTGCTCAGTCAGGTAGGGAATGAAACAGAGCGAAAAGGTAATTCGATTTATTGAAGAGTTCTTAACTCTGGGTGGAAGTTTTTACGGAGAACCATTCAAGTTGATGGATTTCCAGAAAGACATCATCACCAAAATTTTCGAAACGGATGATGACGGTAGACGAAAAATAAGAACGAGCATTTGCGGTTTGAGCAGGAAATCTGGGAAGAGCCAGCTCATTTCTGGAATCGGTTGTTACATGCTTTGCGCCGACGACGCTGACAAGGCTCCAGTTGTGATTTGCGCAGCAGGAGATCGCCAGCAGGCAAGAATTCTTTTCAATGAATGTTCACGGATGATTGAAATGTCACCAGAACTTTCATCAGTGTGCACTGTCTACAGAAACGAAATTCAGTGCCATAGAAATGGCGGGGTCTTACGAGTCATCTCAAGGGAATCAAAACTTCAAGAAGGTTTAAATCCAAGTTGTGTCCTATTTGACGAGCTGCATGTGCAGCCGAACTCTCAGCTCTGGGATGTTCTTAATTTAGGTAGCGCTACTAGAAACCAACCTTTAACTATTGGAATCACTACTGCTGGGTATTCAATCGACGAATCCTTCTTGGGAACTCTCTATAAGAGAGGCAGGAAAATCGAATCAGGGGAAATCGAAGATCCCTCAACGTGTTTTATTTGGTATGGACCGAATGAGAATGAAGAGTTTGACCCTAGTGACCCTGAAGTTTGGAAGCGTTTCAATCCTGCATGGGAAATTATGAACCATAAGGAATTCGAAAGCGCTTTTAAAGGAACCCACGAATCGGCGTTCATCCGATACAGATTGAATGGTTGGACTCGCTCAGAAAACAGTTGGTTCAAGACAGGAGTGTTTGAAGAGAGGGCAACTGAAAGAAAATTACAAGCGGGAGAAAGAGTCGTCTTAGGTTTTGATGGGTCAGTCTGGGGGGACAGCACAGCAATTACAGCGTGCACTATGGATGAGCCAAGGTTCATTCAGATTATTGGTTTATGGGAGAAACCGGAAGGAGAACATTCACAAGGGTGGCGAGTTTCAGTTCCTGAAGTCGAGGATGCGATTCGCCAAGCTTGTGAAGATTACAAAGTCGAAGCCATTTACTGCGACCCTTACCGCTGGGAGCAATCCCTTCATACTTTGGCAGCAGAAGGACTACCGATTATCGAGTATCCAACGTCGTCGGTTCCAAGAATGACTTCGGCAACTCAAAGTTTTTATGATGCTGTTTCAGATAAACGAATGGAACATTCGGGGGAGCCTGCATTGATCAGGCACATCGGCAATGCCGTACTGCGTGAAGACCAGCGGGGGGCAAGGATCACGAAAGACCGACGCAACTCCAGCAAGAAGATTGACTTGGCTGTTTCCGCAGTCTTGGCACATCACGGAGCTGTGATTCATGTCGAAACCGAAGAGCCACAAGAGGCTCAACTCTTAATCCTGTAGGAGGATTCAAATGGACAACATCGAAAGACGTGCCAATACTGGTGACGTCGAGATTAGAAGCGAAGGCGATGGCACTCTCATAGCAGAGGGTTACGCTGCCGTCTTCAATGTCAGAAGTGAAAACCTCGGTGGGTTTGTAGAAGTAGTTTCAAAAGGAGCCTTCAGAGAAACCCTAAAGACTCAAGATGTCTTGGGGCTTTTCAACCATGATATGAATTTGCTTTTAGGGCGAACATCAAATGGAAGTTTGTCTTTACACGAGGACGATCACGGACTTCGTTATTCTTTAAAACTTCCTGACACTTCAGTCGGAAGAGACGTAGCCGAGCTGCTTAGATCCAAAACAATTACTGGTTCGAGCTTCGGGTTTAATACGATCGCTGACAGTTGGGGGGAGACTGAATCGGGCTATCCAGAGCGACGCCTTTTGGAAGCACGATTAATTGATATCTCGCCAGTCAGCAGGCCAGCGTATTTGCAGACTGAAGCATCACTAAGAAGCCTTGTTGACGTAACAGGACAAGACATCGAAACAATTCTCAAGGCTGCCGAGCAAAATGAGCTCCGCAGTCTTATCAGTCAAGACGACGATGAAGACGAAGAGGACGCTCCGAGCGAAACTCAAGCTAATCTCGTCCGTCGTTCTTGGGCAATCCGCTAGCCGAGCGCAACTCACTAGCAAACAATCAATCAACTAACTCAAGGAGTCAAAATGTCACCTCAAGACATTCAGGCTTCATTTGAGGCAAGGCAGCACGCAGTAAGTGAATTGCGCCGTTTGGTGGAAGACGCCGAAGGACAAGAATTCACTGCTGAACAAGAGGCTGAATACACTCGCCAAAATGAAGCAATAGACGCTCTAGATGAGCGCATACAAACTGGCTTGAAGGTTCTCGAAAGAGAAGCCAAAGCCACAGAAGCCCTCGACCAGTTCAGGGCTTATGGAGACTTGACTTCTGTTCCAGAACAAATTGCTGAAGAGCATGGAATAGAAGACGAGACAACTCTTTTAAGAAAACTAGCTACAGGTGAACTTCGTTCATTCGAATCAATGCCTTCAGAGAAGCGTGATCAAACTGTCGGGACAGACAGTCAGGGCGGCTACACATCCACCTCAACGATGTACGACCAGATCATTGAACTTCTCGCTGAAGAATCTCAAGTAATCGCCGCTGGCGCTCAGGTCATACGAACCGCAGGTGGAGAGAAACTTTTAGTACCCACCGTTTCGACTAACGCCGCCGGAGCGATTGTAACCGAAACTTCTGCTTACAATGAGGCAGACATCGCCTTCTCGCAAATTGAACTAGATGCCTATAAATACGGTAACTTGATTCAGGTTTCAGACGAGTTGATTTCTGATTCAATGTTCGACATTGCAGAATTTGTTGGTCGTCAAGGTGGACAGGGCGTTGCTCGTGCACTTGGTGCGGATCTAACAAACGGTAATGGTTCTTCGAAGCCTCATGGCATTGCTCAAGCAGCAACTTCCTTTGGTACTAGTAGCGGAGCCACGGCCATAACCGCCGCAGAGCTAATCGAGGTGTGGTCAACAATGCCAGTGCCTTACAACAACTCTGATGCAGCTTGGCTCATGTCACCAGAAGCCATGAAAAAAATCCGTTCGCTTGTAGATAGCAACGGACAGTACATATGGCAGCCGGGGTTGCAGGCTGAAATTCCTGCCAACCTTCTTGGTCACCGTGTGTACATCGATGGAAACATGGATGCAGTAACAAGTGGAAAGCGTGCAGTTGTGTTCGCTCACATGCCGTCTTTCGCAGTTCGCCTTGCAGGTGGACTTCGAGTAGATCGCAGTGACGAATATGGGTTCGCTAACGGACTTGTAACTTTCCGTTTCACCATAAAAGGTGATTCAGCAGCATTGCAGTCATCTGCAGTCGGTTGCCTAACTCAGGCTTAATCATTCGTAATTGGTCGGGCACTTCGGTGCTCGACCTTTTACACAACGAAGGAGTAATTCTTGAAAATTAAACTTTTAACATCTATTTCCTGTTCAGTAAACGGAACCCATAAACATGGTGACGTCGTTGACTGGAAGGATGCAGCGGAAGCCAAAAGGTTGATCGCTGCTGGAGAAGCAGAAGCGGTTGGCTCTCCTAAGAAAACAAAAACCGAGAAGGCAACATCCAACAAAGCAGCCGAAACTGCTGCTCTCGATTAGGAGGCTAAGTGGCATTCTTCGCCACGCAAGCTGCTGACTCTCGTCAGATCCAACGCAACAACGCAGAAACAATTTCCATAACATTCTTCTCAGGCGAAACCGCAACTGATGCCGACGGCGCAGTCACAATCGGGATCGTTGACGAAGCTGGAAACACTGTTGTTGCTTCTGGAACTGCTACGACTTCGGCTGGTAGCGGCGTTTACACATACTCACTTGCTGGACAGGCGAACCTGAAGAAACTCACGGCGACGTGGTCAGGGACGTTTTCAAGCAATTCAATGCAATTCGAAAGTCTCCATGAAATAGTTGGCGGCTTTTACTGTTCCCCATATGAGGTCCGTCAAATGGACTCCATTGATGGGGAAACTTCTGCGTTTCCACTTGCTGACATCATCGAGTCAATCGACTGGTCAGAAAGAGTTGTCGAGGATTACATCGGCACTTCGTATGTGCATCGCTACCAAAGAGATGTGCTGGACGGAACCAACGAGCAGAGCATTCGTTTAACGAAGATGTTCCCTCAAAAGATTCTCACAGCATCAATAGATGGAGTCGCACTCACAGCAGCAGAGATAAACAAGATCGCTCTTTACGAAAGCGGAATGATCATCAGAGAAGATGACGTTTGGGATTACACAATTCCGGGTCGAAAAGTAATTATCGAATACGAGTACGGCAAAACAAAACAGCCACCTCAAGATTTGGTTTACGTGATCAAAACTTTGACTCGATTCAATTTGATAAATGCTTACAGTCGGATTCCAGAGAGAGCGACCAGTATCCAAAATGAATTCGGGACAGTTGTTCTTTCACAACCATCGATGGGTCGTCCTACCGCACTACCAGAGCTGAACGTAATTATTAACCGACACAGGCAACGTCCTCCGGTGGTGGGCTAATGAACAAGTCATATCTAATTGTTTTCTTGGCATTAACTGGACTGGGTCTCATTCAATGGGCTCTCTGGTCTATATGGGCTCCACTAACAGGAATCACGATGGGAGTCATTGCTCTTCGAGTGGCATGGAATCTAGATGACGGGAAGAAAAGATGATTCGAAAATTATTAGGCACTCAAACAGAGAGTCGAGACATTTCATATCAGGACATTTTTAAACGTGGTCTTGATGACATACAAGGACGAACTGCCGCAGGTGAGCAAGTAAGTTACGACACTTCACTCACAGTCTCAGCGGTGTACGGTGCGATCCGTCTAATTTCTGACACTATTTCAACTCTTAATTTCTCCACTTACGAAAACAGAAACGGAATTGAAACTCCTTACAACCCAATTCCTGAATGGCTTAGGGAAATGAACCCTGAGCTGACAAACTCAGAACTCTTAGGCAGCGCTCTAGTTTCACTTTTACTTGATGGAAACATTTATCTAGCGACTCTTAGAGATGGGAGAGGACAAGTTCTTTCTCTCAATGTTCTAGACCCGACGGACATCACACCAAAGATGGTTCGTTTTGAGGATGGAACACAGCAGTTGAAATTTGATTCCTCAAAAAATCCTGAATACACCTACACCACTAGAGACATTCAGATGATTCGTGGAATGTTGAAACCAAGTCAGATTGAAGGTGTGTCACCGATCAAAGCAGCTCGTGAAGTAATTGGTA